GTTGATCGATATGGATCAATACAAGAACACTAAATCTCATTTAATCCCAAAAAAGAAATCAAAAGAAGCTGAAAAAACTAAAACAGCTGAAATAATAAATATATCTACTTCGAAAGTCATCTTAGACTAGCTGTCTAAAATTGATTGCATACATAGACAGAGTGTTTATGTAGGCATCAATGCAATTAAATAATAAAATTTTACAAGATCCTTTAGAAGAGAAAACTCTTCCACAGTTCGCACAAAAACTAAACATCAATCATTACTCAGCAACACAGTTTTCAATACCTGATAGCAGTTGGTTATTTAAATATGTTTATTTAACTCAAGCTCAAAGAAGAGAATTGTTTGAAAGCAACTCTGCAATGGAAGCTGGTAAAAGAGTTGGAGATGCTCTGCAAAGAACTTATGCAGAAACAATTTGGAAATTAAATCCATTAACAAAAAAAATAGCTCCAAGTAAAAATGAAAAATTAAGTTTAGATAATTCAATACAAGAACAATTAGAAATTTTTAAAGAATACAATCCAGTCGATGACAAAGATAGCGATAAAAAAATAAAGTACCTGGAGGAAGTTCCAGAGATAGTACGAAACGCAAATCTTGGATTAACAGAGTTAGGTGTTGCAAGTTCTTCAGTAACTTGTGAAAGACAAATATCAATTCCAAATGACAACCAGGTAGGAGAGGATTTCTTTTCTCATGTGTCCTTGCCTCTTTTACCAGTTGTTGGAAGAATTGATTTTGATTTCGGTAATCCTAATGAGTGTGGTGCAAATCCACCTGAGCATTTTTCTACTCCATTTGTTGGCTCAGCCTTTCCTCATAAGATTATTGAATTAAAGACTAAGTATAGTCGTCTTGGTAAAGTTAAGAAGGATGGAAGCAGATCTTTTCTTGTTTCATCTGTACCAGCGACACCTAGCTTCAATCACTTGGTCCAATGCTCAGTATATGGAGCTCACTATGGATTTAAAGTTCCAGTTTATTTGTTGTACGCAACAGCAACTGGTTTCCAAATTTTTGATAGTACCAACTGTAAGCATTTGACTGTTGAAGGAATGCAAAGAAATTTACAGATAATGTATAGAACATTTTTAAGAAGAGAAAAAATATTAGCACAATTCCAGGATCTAACTAGAGAAGAAATTATTGAGAATAGTATTTCAATGATTGATCCTAACTTTGATCATCCTTACGCATGGAATGGATTACCAGAAGAATTATTAAAAGAAGCTAAAGATTTATGGAAGGTAAGTTAATGGACAGATGGACCAATGCCTTTGCAAAAGAATTTTATGCTCAGCATAGAGCTGAACAGAAGAGAAAAGCAGCACTCTTAAAAAGAATAAAAATTGCTGCAATAACCATAGGAGTAATATGTCTAATAACGATAATAATACTATAATTCCAGACGATATTATTTCGACTATTAACGACTTTAAAAGGTCGAAAAATGGTTCGATGATTTCGATCCATGGAAAAGAATATGCAACTGTTCCTCATAGAGTAGCTGTTGTAAGAAGAAACCTAGGTGCTAAGCTTCAGATCCTTACTGAGATTATATCAATAGATAAAGATACTGTTGTTATGAAAGCATCAGGTGTAATTGGTGGCAATGTCATTGCTACTGGTCATGCTGAAGAAAAAAGATCAGCATCAAGAATAAATCAGACATCTGCACTAGAAAATTGCGAAACATCTGCTGTTGGTAGGATGTTGGCTTTTGTTGGAATAACAAATGACAGCATTGCATCAGCTGAAGAAGTCTCTTCTGCAATAGAGCAGACTGATAAAAAAATCCAAGCAGCATTAACTGATTTAAATGCAGTTAGTCATGCTGGAAACTACAAAGAATGGTTGTCTAAAAACAAACCTTTCTTATCCGATCTGAAGAATAACAATCCTCTAAGCTACCAGGCTTTTATGGAAAAGTTCACTTCAGTTAAATCAAACCTACAATCTAAAGGAGTTATCTAATGATTGAGAACGACCAAAAAAAAGAGAGACCTGATCTTGGAGCTGCGTTTATTGCAGTAAATAAAAAATCTCCAAGCTCTTATGATATGTCAGGCACAATCGTTGTTGATGGAATTAAACATCGCTTCGGTGCTTACAAGCAAAAAGCTAGTGGCAAAGGCAAGATGCCTGAAGGTACAGAGTTCTATACTTTTTACAGAGTAGAGAAGGCTGATGCAGATGGTGCAACAGCTGCTGATACAAGCTTCAATCCATCTGAGTTGGAGGCTTAACTATGAACCCAGACAAATTTAAATCTGTGGCAATCAACATTAAGACTTATAATCTGTTGGAAGAGCTTTCCCAGAAAAAATTTGAGCTGCCTATCTCAATGTCTAAGACAGTTGAGTTCTACATCCAAAAAGCTCATGAGGATTACAAAGGTTCTAATGGTAAAAAATCTAAACAATAGATTAAAAGAATTAGAACAATCCAGAGAAGAGGATTATGGATCATTCAATCGCAATATGAAAAAGATTGCAGCTGCTTGGTCCATCCTCTTAGATCCATATTTAAAGTCAGACATACCAGCTCACATAATACCTTTGCTGTATGCTCAGGCAAAACTTATTAGAGCAACTCACAAATTTAAAGAAGATACATACGATGATGCTCTTGCTTACATCGTTCAATCACATGACATGCATAAAGAAAAGTCAGAAGAGATTAATACCGATGAGTTACTTGGAGTGGAAACTAAACCAAGAACTAAATGGTAGATCGACTTTTGAAAAAGATGAAAAATTTAGAGAAGAATACAAAGAATATATAAAGAATGAGTACAGACAAAAACCACAACCAAGAGATTAAAGTAGAAACTAACATACTTAAATTTCCTAACTGTAAAGAAAACCAACAGTTGGAGCAGCACCGAAAATTAAATGAGCAACTGATTAATTCAATAGCAACAAAGATGTCTAATGACAGATACGATCAGCTGCCTCTCATTCAAGAAGAGATTTTATTATTAACTAATCATGGCGAAACAATAGAGTTTCCCCCAAAAATAGCAGCAAGACTTATCTCAGTTCTTGCTACTCAACTTAACCGAAACTCATTTATGGAGGATTTATTATGAGAAAAAAAAGAGAAAGTTATTGCTCTATGTCTAAGGAGCAATTTCTAGATCCATCAACTGGATCATACAAAAGATTAGACGACACAGCTTGGTATATAAAAGATAGAGATGGCAAACCTTGCTACTTCTTAAATATGCACACTAAATATCAGCAGATGCCTGATGCTTGTTTTAAAGCAACAGCTGAAAGATCTCCAGATATTGATGTCAATATAATCAATAAAGATATTGCTAAATTTATGGAGGACCAGAATGAAAAAAAACACAGCAGATAGTATTAGCTTTGTAAGAATGATTGGAGCTAACTTAAAATTTTTAAGATTAAATAGACAACCATTCATGCCTCAAAAAGTTGTTGCTGGTTCACTTGGTATTACACACCAACAAATAAATAAATATGAAACTGGAATGAATACTCCATGTGCATACAGACTAAAGCAGTTAGCAGACTTCTTTGGTGTTACATGCAATGATTTAGTTGATCCAAGTTACATAGTTAAAAATACAAAAAATCATGAAGTGTTAGATAGAGGATTTGATGCTGCTAAGTATGAGCAGTTTGATGATGAATATCCTCCTGGATCTGGTGGACTTGAACATGATCCTAAGATGAGAGCAACTTATGATGCAATATTGGAGGACAAATAATGGCTATATACAGAGCACCATTCTTTCATATTGATATTGAAGAGCAAGATTATCCAGATGCTGATTGTAAATTTATGATTAGCTTATGGCATGAACCTAAAGCTACTGGCAGTAGAGAACTTATTGCAGTTGGTTTAAGTGATAATGTTCCATTAGTTCAGTCAACCAGGAATAAAGGTAATGTTGTTGAGAGTGTTACTAGACCTCATGATATTGAAATTCCTTATGGCAAAGATGTCGATAAGTTTGCAAGACTTAAAGGCGATCTTGATGAAGCTAATCTTGAGCTCACTAGAGCATACCAAAAGATAACTGAGCTTGAGAAGAAGTATGTCAAAAATAATTAAAACAACAACTGGAGAGGCAAGTTTTGTCCTGGAGGAAGTTTTCGATAGTGAAGAGAAAGCTACTGAAGGTACTGAACCAGCCTCTCAGGAGGTTAAAAGTATGGAAGTTAAAATAGAAAATACAAAGTGGAGAAAAGCAAATGACTGATATTCCTCACAACTTGCCAATAGATAATAAAGCACAAAGACTTAAAAGAAGATACCAAGGTCTATCAAGAGTAGCAGCAGCTATTAATGATCTTTATATATATGGAGTATATCCATCTAATTTTCCAAATCTTACAGTAGTTCTTGAACAAGCTAAGGACCATGTAAAAGAAATAATAAAAGAAACCAAAGCAGAAATTGCTTTTATTGAAAATCCTAATGGTATGTATGACCTGGTTATGGATGAGGTGTTAGAAGATGCAGACAGAGATAATAAAAAAGAAGATTAAAGAAAAAATAATATTAGATAAAGAGCAGCAAAAGATAATAGCTGAGCTGGATAAGACCATTGATAGGCTAGAGAAGGAGCTCCAGGAGGTAAAGAATATAGATAAGAACCATCAAAGGATTAATGGATTACTTCGTAAAGATGTTGAGAAATATACAAAAGAAAATGAGCAGCTAAAAAAAGAGAACCAAATTATAAGAGAAGGTAACGACTATCTTGGAATTTACAGTACGAAACTTATTGATGAAGTTAAAAAACTTAATGATGATATGACTGAAACAATAAAAGTTGCTGAGCCTTTAGTAAAAAGGAATAATAAAAATATTATGTTCATGACTTCTATACAAGGCTTGATTAGATTTAATACTAGATTAAACGAAATTTATAAGAAATTAAAAAAAAATTAAGCTCTCACAGCCACAGAGACTGCGATCTTGCAGCCTCCATGACCTTACATACCTAATTATTTTTCGGATATTTGTTGAAATATAGAAGTTCCAAGATGTTTGCCTCTTGATTTTGCAATCCTATCTTGATCTTCTTTTGCTATATCAATTAAATGATTACCATAAATGCCAGATGTTGTAGTGAACTGAACATGACCAGCCTGAGCTTTAACTTCGTTTTGGTCCATCTCCTGATCCTTCAAAGCTCTCATTAACTTTGTACAAAACCTATGTCTAAAAGTTTTTGTTGGATGACCTTTTAGTGGAGAAGAATTAATCACTACATGACCATCTCTTCTAACTGTTATGTCAGCCAAGCCTTCTTGAGCATAGCCTTTCCATACCTGAGCATTAATATATTTGTAACTCAATGGACCTTTCTCTCTCATAGCTGGTAATAAAAAAGGATTGTTCTTTTCTAAACCATCTAAAAAGTAGAACCATATTTTGAAGAACTTTATATCATCATCACTAAGATTTATTGTTCTTCTGCTTCCATAGTTTTTCAAACTATTTCTATATGCAGCTTCAATCCAAGCACCTTCAATCTTTAAAGTTTTAGCTTCAAGATCAATAGATGAAAGTTTGATACCTTGCATTTCAGATGCTCTGATACCAAACATAAACATAAGAGAGAATATTGCAAAACGATTTGCTGCATCTCTGTCTCTGTTATTAGATTGTTGCCATTGGTTGTAGGCATTCATGATAAGCTTGAAACACTTTTCCTGGTCCAATACATGAACTGGTCTTTTTACAATCAAGCTATCATCTGCTGGAATGACATAAGGAAAATCATAGATCTTAAAAGTTTCCATATCTCTACATGGAGACCAGCCTCTAAGATTAGCTTGTTTAAGAAAATGCTTAATATCTTTGACAGCATTCCTTAAAGTTTTGAAAGGAACTTTGTCATCATAAGCTGCTTTTAAAAAAGCTTCCATATCGCCTAGTTTGAACTCAGATAATAAAACAGACTTATTCATATAAGGAACAATCCTTAAATCATAAGTAGTCATATATCTTTTGAGAGAATGCTCAGTAGTTTTATTAGTCTCATTATTTAGAGCTAACTTCATTTGAGCAAATTTATAGAAAGCATCAACGAATGTGATACCTGGTTTTGTTTCTTTTTTGCCAGACTGCAAAAGCTTAAACATTGCTGCTTCAGCTTCAGTCGGTTTAGCAAATGGAGAACCTTCAACTTTTACTGTTTTTCTATCAGCTGTTGTTTGGATAATCCATTTACCATTCTTTGGTGTTACTCTATATATTTTCATATATATCTTCTAAAATGCTCAGATAACTTTCCAAGTGTTATTTGCTCTAATATAGCAACCACAAAGTTTATCACTCTTTATATATAGTGAATTAAAGTGAATGTTTTTTAGGAACAAACTATTTTCCGATAGTGTCTTGGAAAATATGAACATTTAGCCTTTCATTAGTTAGTTGTTTATAATACAACTTCTTCGTTAATGATTAGCTTGAATTAACAGTCAACTGCTCTACCAACTGAGCTACCGAGGAATATAAAAAACTCAACTTACTTTTTTTTATAACTAAAACAAGATTTTTTTTGGAGGCAACGCCCGGAATCGAACCGGGATACAAGGATTTGCAATCCTCTGCGTAACCATTCCGCCACGTTGCCTTCTTGTTTAGCTAATAGCTTCAGATGCCTTTTTATATTAAATATTTCTCATTAGTCTATTAAATAACGATCTAAATTGATTATTGTTAATTTAGATTATTAAATTATAAACTTTAAACACTATGAGTAGCGATAAATATATACATTCTGATATTGAGGATAAAATATATTCTTATTGGGAAAAAAATGAACTTTTTAAACCTAGAGAAAACTCAAAAAAATTTTCAATTGTAATTCCACCTCCTAATGTCACTGGGAGTCTTCATATGGGACATGCTTTAAATAATTCTATTCAAGATTTATTAGTTAGATATTATCGAATGAATAATTATGAAACTTTATGGCAACCAGGTACTGATCATGCTGGTATAGCCACCCAAGCTTTAGTTGAAAGAAAACTTACTGCTGAAAAAATTGATAAAAATGAAATTGGTAGAGAAAAATTTATAGAAAAAGTATGGGAATGGAAAGAACAATATGGCGACATTATTATTAATCAATTAAAAAAATTAGGATGTTCTTGTGATTGGTCTCGCAATGCTTTTACTATGGATGAAAATCTTTCAAAATCTGTAATTAAAGTTTTTGTAGATCTTTATAATAAAGATTTAATTTACAAAGATAAGAAGCTAGTAAATTGGGACACTGTTTTAAAAACTGCAATTTCAGATCTTGAAGTTGATCAAAGAGAAGTAAATTCAAAAATCTATTACATCAAATATCCTATTGATGAAACCGATGAATTTATAACAATAGCAACAACAAGACCTGAGACAATGCTAGGCGATACAGCTATCGCTGTAAATCCAACAGATGAAAGATTTAAATCTTTTGTTGGCAAAACAGTTACAATACCAATAGTTGGAAGAAAAATTAACATTATAGAAGATGATTATGCAGATCCTGAACAAGGAACTGGTGCACTAAAAATTACACCCGCACATGATTTTAATGACTATGATGTCGGACAAAGAAATAATCTTGAGATTATTAATATATTTACAGAAGCTGGTAAAATTAATGAAAATGCTCCAAAAGAATATATTGGATTAGACAGATTTGAAGCAAGAAAGAGAATTTTAAAAGAGCTTAAAGAAAAAGAATTTTTTGTTAAAGAAGAAGACATTAAGAATAAAGTTCCATATGGTGATAGATCTAATTCAATAATCGAACCTTTCTTAACAGAGCAATGGTTTGCTGATGCAGAAAAATTATCTGTTAAGGCTAAAGAAGTTGTTAATTCCAAGAAGATAAATTTTTTTCCTGAAAATTGGTCCAAAACTTATTTTCAATGGATGAACAATATAGAGCCTTGGTGTATATCAAGACAGCTTTGGTGGGGCCATCAGATACCAGCTTGGTATGGACCAGATAAAAAAATCTTTGTAGCCTATAACGAAAAAGAAGCAAAAGAATTAGCTAAAAAACATTACGGTAAAGATGAAAACTTAATTCGTGATACTGATGTATTAGATACATGGTTCTCATCTGGTCTATGGCCATTTGCAACATTG